ACCACCACCAGAAGGAGCAGCAGTAAACTCAAGTGCATTACCTGCAGAATTTACCTTGATGAATTGACCAGCAGATCCTAATGTTCCGGGTGTATCAGTAAGACCAGTAAACGTAGAAGATCCACCGCCACCAACACCGCTACCTTCGTTTGCGTTTACCCAGTTAGAACCATTATATTTTAAAATTTGGTCGGGTTGAAGGTTTGTGATATTCGTGTCAGTCAATTCATCGATTGAATCAATCGCACCAGATACATCAGCCGGCGCTGCCCAAGAATATGTGCCATCTGCATTTGTCTGAAGAATGTAACCATCGGTTTCTGTATTAGAAAATGTTTCTTCATATACAAATCGGTTGAGTGAATCTGAATAACTGGGTACTGGAGACGAGGTATTAGCGTTATCTGTAAGTACCTTTCTCCACTCACCACCATGGGCATAATACAAAGCACCAGTATCATGTGCGTGTGCTATACACCCGTGATGTGAACTAGCATTCGTATCTAATAACTGCGTTTCTGTATTATATAAGAACGAGATTTTATTGGCAGTGGCCAGGAGCTCGATTTCCTCATCATTATTAATGAGATTTACTACATCGTCCCCGCCTAGCGCATTATATAGCTCGATAAAGTTATCATTGGTCTTATCAAACGCCGTACGGAGAGGATCACCTGTCCCGTCGTTGGCAGAAGTACCAATATTTACGGTTTGTTTTGACATGTATGTCTTCTCCTAAAAGATTTTTTAACTATTTATTCTAAACGGTAGAGTCGTTATCGACCAGTACATCATCTCTGTCCACCCGTAGATTTTGGACATCAACAGTAAGTGCGGACAGATCTGGCGAATCTATTAATATTGGTAATGATCCTGGTGGTGCACCGTCATCAATCTGTCCCGCATTATTATAGGTTGGGCCGGGAGTGTTGAAGTTCCGTCTGAATCGCATTTTCGATGGAGAGCCAGCCCTTGCCTTAAAGATGAAATCACCAAACATTTTAGTTCCTGCAAGGTGGACATTCTCTTTAAGTAATTTTTCGTATTCTTGTTTTGCCAGAGTTGATTTAATTTGATACGAATATTCCTGATAGAAATCACTATCTTGTATTTTCATTGCGGAGGTATAATATGTTTGCTCCGGCAAATATTGATAATATTCTGGATATGTTCTAAACCAAATCTGCTGTTTCATACTCGGTGCAACGACATTATTCCATCGATCAACCGCATCGACATCTACATCAGAAGCACCATCAAAAATTTTCTGAAGTTGAACAACGTCGTTACCGTCGATTGCACCATTGAGTGTGAAATCAAAATATGCAAAACCATCCGAATGAATCGTTTCCATCCATAGACCAACTTCAGGTGGTGTGGTTGGATTGGTATTTGCAATTAATGTATTCAGTTGACCTATAAGCTTGACTGTGGGTAATATGGGTGTATCTGCATTGATTGGGAGATCCTGATATCCGTTCAGGTGGGAACTAAATTCTGACCAATAACCACTTGTACTTCCTTGTGTTTCTGCAAATACAGTACCAACCGCTTTAATAGCATTATCGTCATCAAAGATAGTACCAAGTTGTCCAGTACTGTAACCAAAACCGGAATCAATTACTGCGACCTGAGAAATCTTACCAACAGAGAATTCTGTTTCTGCATCGACGTCTGCATTCAGACCCAATACCTCTTCTGTCAGGTCATCCCCAGCCTGAGATATTGGTATGTTACCATTGGCTCTAATGATTTCATTTTCCGCAGAGAACCCATAATAATCATAAGGAATAATACCAATAAAACCTTTTTGAGTATTGATCTTTGTGATGATACCAGTTCTACCAGTATTGGATTCTTCGACTATCTCACCTACATCAAAAACACCTGCAGCTGCAGGATCGGCAAAACTAATTGTCTGAGGTCTGCGTTGTAGACTTGAGAATACATCATCCCTTGCTCTGGCAAATAAATCAAATGTGTATTGACTGCCTGGGTTAAGATTCTTAAATTCGCGAATGGAACCAATGGTCAGTGTTGAAATATCAAACGCTTCATCTAACGGAGTATTAAGATTTACCGGAGATGCCGTACCAGAGAATGCTGCGTTTACCTCATAATCAGCAATATTTAAGACAGTCGCCAGATGCGGTGCAATGGGATCCGTAATAATATTAACGTTGGTTGCATTGTCAAGACTTAATACCTTGACATCGCTTTCCAGTCCTGTATCAACAAACTGATCACCCGGAGACGTATCATTCTTTGGTGTGATAAGTCCTACCCAACTCGGGCTAATCACTACATTGACCGGTCTATCTACTGTTCTCAGCACACGGTTGACACTGAATTCGTCACCGGCATTCATTTGAAGACCTAAGACGTTATCTTGTTGTCCTATTACAATACCTTCGTTACCAGCAAAATCTCTGACTCTTTCAAATGCCGTGAATGTCAAATCGTCTTTATTGGCATCGTATTCAGTCTGATTAAATAAAACAGATTGATTTGAAACCATCAGTCTGGTATTTTCTACCGTATAGCCAAATCCACCATCTTCGATTTTATAACGAATTTCACCAGAGAGTTCATTTGAAACCTCTGTAACCATGACCTCACCACCTTTACCGGTAGTGGTTGATATATTATAGACTTCACCGATCTCGTGACCAGTTGTAGCGAGCTGATTCTGCGTATCAATTTCTACGGCACTGAGAGATCCAGCGACACGACCAAATGAAATTTCTTCNCCATCGATTACTGTAATCAGATCATCATACTTTACAAATGTGCCTAATACCTCATCAATGTAAATAATTGGTGTGAGAATATTATTCAGAATGACAAAGTTTATTTTATCGACAGCTGCAACAGCACCGGAAGATGACCCCAGTATGTTTCTACTGAGAAGATCTTTATAACTATATTCTTTATCTGTTTTAGAAAGAAATTTATTCTTATTGGGGAACATCTGTAAATAGATGCCATTCTTCCAGTTTGAATTGGAAGCTTTGAACATAAATCTAGCTGGATATGTTATTTCTGCATCGAATTCATTATAGAATAATGCGAAGAAGAGTTCAATACCAGCAGGGGTTCCCTTTCTACGATATAAATCAAGAATGTTTTTCGTAATGAATCTAACTGTATCTTGTTTAAGAGGTAGATCAGCCAAAAATTTCTTTTGAAAAAAGATAAGCATGCTTTCGAGCGTATTATCAATATCTCGGTATTCGAACATGCGTCTTGCATTATAGATGGATTGGTTATCAGTATTCTCCATCCACTTATAATATTCTGTGACCAGTTCAACGAGCTCTTCACCATTTTCCCTGTAGATTGCAGGAAAGTGTGACTGGATGAAGAACGATATATTATTTTCTATAACCGCCATCAGAGAGGTTCCTAGTATGTAGTCGTTGAAGTTCTACTGATATTGCCATCAAGTGAGCCATACGCATCATTATCCTCGCGTGTGGCACTAAATCTTACATCAGAATCACGAATGATAAACACACGACCGGTCGGTGATTTAATGTCGTCGGTATCGGTCTTGGCCATAATCTTAATTGCTTGACCTGGGTAGCCTTCCACCAAAAGTTTGGAAAGTCGAACATCTCCAGTTTCATAATCAACAGTACCAGCACTTGGATTGACGATCTGTGGATTAGTAAGATTATCAGTTACCAGTTGCAATTTACCTTCACCATCATCCTGAATGAATACACAAACACCACCCGTAGTATCAAAAACACTACTCTTAATTGCGGGCTTATAATCATTAAATCCATTTGTTAATCTAAAGGGATATGGCTTTGTTAATTTAGTTTCAAATCTAAATCGTGGATTTGAAGCAACATTCAATACCGGAGAATATTGAATTATTGGTCTGATATCAAGTTGACAACTTTCGATTGCCGTATCTAATACATCAATACTAGATGCAAGTTTTGATGCTCTCAATGTCGCATTAAATTGCTCTAGGTTATTATTTGAATATGTTTGAATGGCATTTCTCACCATCACCTCAAATTCTTGTGGTGTTTTCTCAGATAATTTACCAGTGTAACTGATTTTTGCATGAACATCAGCATATAAAAATTGTGTCTGTACAAAGACTGGTTCGATACTTAAAGGACTTCTTTCATTTAAATATTCAATGAATGTATTTGCAAGAGTCGTTGAGATAAGTTGAGCATCATCTTGTAGGAATACTGATATTGCCACTCGACCAAACTGAGGTGGATCGAGGTCTTCACCACCATATGCAGATACTGCCGTAATTTCGGGGAATCTTTGTTGTAATAGAATCTCGTAATCTTTTGTCGTTACTGCTCTATCCTGAATCTGCAATGATTTTGGAGCAAAATATCGAATGCTGTCAAGTGATTCTCTTTCAAGACCACCTTGTGCAGATGATACAGTTTCAACATTAATCTCGCCATCTCTGAAACCGGTACTAAAACTAAATGCTCCATTACCTTCTTCACCAGATGTGATACGATATTGAACTCTTACATCTTCGAATGGTTCTGGCTGTATGCCGTATTGATTACCACCGAAATAAATTGCATATGAATTATCGAAATAAGCCTCTACATAGAAAACCTTATCGTCTGGTCTGATACCGAATATTGAATTTGCTCGAATGAAAATATTCTTATCTTCTGTTTCTTCGGCATCAACAAAGACAACCAACGAATCAATATCTGTATTGTCGTTAGTTAATTGTACTCTGAGTTTTCCATCTGCATCAATAATAAAGCCTTCTCTCTGAAAACTTGTGAGTGTTTGCCCTTCGAAAAGTTCTACATTTTCAACAACGAATGTACCCTCACCAACACCAGCAGCAGGATCTACAGATACTCGTCTCGCGACATAAGTTTGATCTGTAACAAAATTATAATTTTCACCGAGATAATTTGACGAGAAATCAGTGAATCTTGGAATCTCAATCGTCTGTGCAGTTTCAGCAGTATCTACGATGGTGACATTGACTACAGCCTTGGCAGATTTTCGTGATCTTGGTAAATAATTGAGCTCTTTTGCATGAGATACAATTGAATTTTTCAATACAGCAGAATCAAGAAACATCTCGTTGATGGCCATATTCGTGTAGAAATTATTCTGAAATGTATTATATGCCAAGACGTCAAGAAGCACACTCATATTCGAACCTTCGAAATCGTAGTCCTTAAATTGAGTCTGCGTTCTCAGATATTGTTTGAGTTGCGCTTTGGCACCATCAAAGTCGAGTTCTGTGATTGGTGTCTTAGGATTTGCCATCTTATCTTATCCTTTCTAAAATAACGTTAAGTGTTATTGGCTGTTGTTGGCTCTGCACAAAGAATCTTATTAATATGCCAATTGTATTATCATCGATATTTGACGATACTGTCACATCGATTAATTCACATCTAGGTTCGTATGTTTCAATACAGGTTGTTACCCTGTCTTCGATTATCTTAATGAGACCGGGGGTGATGTTTTCGAAAAGTAAAGCTCTGATGCCACCACCAATGTAAGGTTGCATCAAACGTTCGCCCGGATCTGTTAAGATTAAATTCTTGATTGCCTCTTTTACCGAGTCCTCATCCTTCAATACAGCAATGTCCGAACTGATTGGGCTGAGTGCCAAATCTTTTCGAATATCAGAATAGAGAACAGGTTTTTTTGTTCTCGGCGTATATACCTGTACTGTCATTTATTCTGGCCTCGGTCTTGATGTTAAATCTAAATGTATGTGCTTGCCCTGTACCTTTGCATAACCAAAACCACTTTCATATGCAGCCTTAACCCATTCGTCAGGATCACCCGCAATTTCTACATCGAGTGCAATCCCAGTTAAGTGTGGCGATTCGGGAGACTCACCTATTTCTTTATTATATTCTTCAGTTCTCCACCCAGCTAGGACATTCATTTGTCCACCAACCTTTTTCTGTAAACGCATTAGATAGACCTTTGCATCTAAATCTACGTTTACCCAACCTTCAAGACCTAACACTTCAGGATCTACCCAGTCACCGGATATTTTGACCCTAGTGTCGCTCCCATTTTTTACTGCCTTACAATTGGGTAAACCCCAATATTCTTTGACAGTCGGAGGTGGTGGATTGTTCGTACCCTCTGCCGAATCCCACTTCTGTTCCATACTATTTATTATGTCTTTCTTGCGTTCATCCGACAATCGAATGCCACCGTTTCGCACTGCTGTAGATGTATTCAGATTAGAGATAGCCTTGAGTCGATCAACGACCTTCCTATAACGATTGGAATAATCAGCAAGTGGTTGGTTAACATCCTTAATGAGAGCCTCAATATTAGTAGCGTATGCACAAAATCTCATAATCATAAATTCGATTTCTTCGAGTGCAGGGTTCTCAAAAAGTCCAGCAATATAGTCAATAAGACCTTCAGCTTCGTCCTCTACATTTTTCTGTTTATCTTCGTTTAAAAGCAAACAAGCTCTTTCTTTTTTCTCTACAATGCTTTTAACAATATCTTCGCGAATAAAGGTTTGAATGTCACCGATAATATCCATAATATTAAAGTTTTCGATTAATGCCCTTACCTCTTCGAATACTTTTTTAATCAATTCCTTAATGAGCTTTTTAATTTCACCCATTAAAAATTCTATCGTAGCCTTTTGTGCAAGTTGATTTATTGCCTCGTCCAGATTTCTTAATTTTGAAAGTATCTTTGTAATGGCATCGTCAATTGCAACCAACGTATCAAAGAATGCATCAATCGCACCAAATACCTGAGGTACCAATTTACAAAAACCACCCAGAATACTATCAGAAAATGATGCCTGATAATACGCGTCTAAGTCTCTTAAGAGACCATTATAGTTTACATTGGCCTTGGTAGTGAGTCCATTCGGTGTAAGATTATATTGGTCGAGAAAATCTGCGACCTCGATATTACTTAAATTACCTTTGTCCCACCGTCGACTGAGACCGGGGTAGTTAACTAATGCAGATTCAACATAATCTGTCCTTAAGAAAACACCATTGATAAAATCTGACGAATCATAAATTGCATTGCCATAAAGATTAGTAAGTCTAGCGAGAGGATTTCTTTCTGCATCTCGTAAAACATTAGTCGCGTACTCCTGCGAGAATTGCTTCACCTTACTGAGAGTGAATTCTCCATCTGCATCAACACCAACGCCCCCAACTAGGGACATCGATGCCATTCTTGACTGATCAGTAATGTCTATGCAATTTGATGCCATTTTTATTCCTCAGCCGTAACATACCCACCAGTAGACTGGGTATTTTCAAATTTAATATAAGAGAGTGCAGATGATCGTGAAGGCGGTTCTGGCATTTGACATTCAGCTGCATTAATTGTTGGTAATGCAAATGATGGTACACCCGGTGATACAGCAGGAATGGCTAGACCCATAGCCATCGAAATCAAATCATCGATAAACACAGAGGTACCTTTAATGCTGACATTTGCAAGCCCTTGCAGAGACATTTGAAGATTTGATTTAATATGTGCTGGACCAGCAGTAGACTCCATAAAGAGACCAGTTAAGGACCTTACATTAAAACCAGTACCATTAAGTGCAGGAATCAAACCATTACAGTCAATAAACATATTCGATGATCTCATATGAATATTATAGCCCGAAAAGAATGTCGTACTTGTGTCGGCAAACACCTCAAATTTGCCACTCAGTGGACTGAGAGGATTTAGGTTTGCATGAAAGTATATATTATTACCTTTCACATTTACCCTCTGTTTACCTTGAACTTGTAATTCTTTTTCAGCAAGAATTGCCATGGTACCGACATTTGCCTGAATCTTTACGTCTGCAGCTCTCATTTGAATCTGATCGCCACCGTTAAGGTTCATCTGTCCACCCACACCAAATTGCGCATTGCCGTGTACCAGAAGGTTGTAGTTCCCTTCAATCTCTTCTGTCTTGTTACCTTTCACGTAAACATGAGCATCGCCACCAATCGTTACTATGTGATTAGCTGCAGTCCCTTCATATTTGTTTTTCGTGGTGACTTCGTGTCTTGCACCTTTCGATTTTTCAGAAACATTACCCATTGAATCTATTTGAATATATGATCCTTCTTTGTGACGAATTGTAATTCTCTCGCCACCGGGTGAGTCATCAAGCTCTATTGAATGGTGTACAGTCTCAATGACACGATTGTGTGGGTATTTTGTAGCATATGCTGTTTGTGGTTCACTCCAATTCTTGTCTGTGCCACCAATCTTAAAGCCTTCAATTCGATTCACTTCTTGTGATGCAACACCAGTTTCTTCGATGTTCTCACCTCTTGCCAAACGAGACATTTGTGCCTGTCCAGCATCACGTGGTGAATGTCCTTTCGCAAGAAGTTTACCATCACGTTTTGGTATCGCACCCATGACAGTATCGTCAACCGGTTCAATAAATTGTGTTGGTAATAACCCCAGAACTACTGGTACCTGTGCTGCTCTACCGTCAAGAAACATGCCATAGACGTATGAATTAATCGCAGGCAAAAAGTTATTTGGATCATAGTTACCATGAGCAACCATAGCCCAAGGCAAATCTTCAGTATCAACCTGAGCCTTTGTACCATGAATACTAAACGCGCGAACCTTTACTCTGCCCATTAATGTAGGGTCATCATTATCTTCAATGATACCCAGAAAGAAAAGTGGTTCTCGTATTCCTACGCCTAATTCAAATGACATATTTCCCTCATTGTCTACTCATATATCTAACTAGTTTTAATTTTGTTTCTAAAACATTATTTGTCATTACGTGTTCAGTTGAGTGGACTAGATAATTACCAGAGAGTCTTTCGTTATCGACTGTCTTATCTGCCACCGCACTAAATCTTGCAGCCTTTATATTTACAATCATACCCGGTTCTATATCTAACCTACCTTTTAACTGGGCAGATACCGAGACATAATTTAAATGATGATTATGCTTTAGATTTTGTGAAACGATTTCGGTATGATATTGATTTGGTTTATTTACGCCGGGGAACTTTTCTTTATAATCTTTATAGATCATAAAACGCATTGCATTATCTTTATTGGTATATTTTTCGATCCACTCTTTACTGTGTATATCATCAGTAATTGAGCCAGAGCCCATATCAGTGAACTCATTCTGCTTATATTCAAACGTCTTGTCTACTACCTTACCTCGAAGTAGATCAATTATAAATCCTCTGTTCTTATAGCCACCATTAAAGACATCTGCCGAATCATCCACTCGGGTATCGTTCGACATGGCTTCAATTTGCATGATTTGCGCATTGGCGTCTTTGGGCTCTCTTCCAGTCACTGGATTAAATACCAATTGTTTTTCTCTACTGATTCCTGGTCTGTCAAGGTTTTTATTTGCCTGTGCAAATTTAATTAACCATTCATCTGTCACCCAGTAATATCCTGTGAGTGTTTCAAAGAATCTAAATGCCGATGATTTACTTTCTTCACTGTAAGCTCTTTGTGCAATAAAATTCAATGCCGCAGCCGGTGTGAGGTTTGGAATGACCGTAGCAAGACTTAATGTATCTGCTGAATGTTCAAAATAAACCGTCTTTCCAGCACCAAGGGTTCCTTTCACGTCTTTAAAATTGGGTATGCCCGAATACAACATAGGACCCGATTTATTAATCTTACCATAACTTTGATTAAAAATAGATTGTGCGACATCACTGGCTGTTCTTTTCTTAAAGGCTTGTATGATCTTTTTTGTTCCTGCCTCAAAGCTTGTCTTTGATATTATATGAAGATTATAGATTAAACCTCTATAATTACTATGAGGCTGTACACCATCGATGCGGACAATATAACCTTTAATGAAAATTTTGGTACCGAGATCCTTACACTCAATTTCTAACTCAATGGTTTCCTCACCACGAACCTCACCAAAGTCTCGTTCACCTTCAAGCCAACCAATCATGTCGGCAACCTGAAGAACAATACTAAACGATGGAGAGGTGATTGATTGGCTAATTGAGAATCCACCAATGAGGGCTACTATATTCTCTTTCTTGGTCTGCTTGAAATTGCTGACCTCAGCCTTAGTGATCATAGCCTTTGATGGATTGAAATCTCCGGTAGTCATTTACTAGTCACCACTATTGCGTAATGCGTCAATGTATTCTTTCGAAAGCTGCGCCGTGAAATTCTTATCAAACAAATAAATCTCTTTCTTATTATCGTTGAGATCTTGCTCATATTGGTATATACGATACGGCTCCCACTCTTCTGGAATAATTCGTTTAATAATAATTTTCCGACCTTGTTCAGTTCGCAGAATTACTCTATCCTCTCTTCGCAGATATATCGTCTGAAAAGATTCTGGAGCTAATAGAATTTCGTCAACAGCCATTATTTTTTCCTCGTGAGATTCCAGGTCGTACCAGACGGCCCCGTTTCACTGGTTATTTTATATTNCTTACCCACCGTCTTTTTGATGAGACGAGCATATAATCTCTCACGTCCTTGCATACCTTTCTTCTTTGACTTCTTGTCTTTGGCAGCGGACAGATTCATATACTTGGGGTCTTCCATTTTAATGAAATCAGCAAGTATTTTCATAACAGTCGCCATGATGCGCAATGCATCACCTTCACCTGTAACAGATTGTTCACCATTACGTTCGAAACTAATCTCCCAATCTATGTGGTCGTAGTCATCGATGTGTTCGTCCCCTTCGATGTTTATATTCAATTGGCCACCATCATCGAGTTTCACTGTAGAACGATACCCCTGTTTGCCGTCCTTTTCGAGAGTGGCAGGATATGGATTGTTGAGTGATTCTATGAGTTGCTTATATCCAAGCATTAGTTAACCTCTCTTACATAATACACGATATTTTCATCATTATCACTCTGTGCCCAAGCTACAACATCATCACCAGTCAATCCTGATTGCTCTTGGTATTTGTCAATGATGTAATTATTGAATGTAAATTCATCCATCGGCCAAGCATGATATGGGTCGAGAATGTTATTAGCGAGATAGACCAACCAAATATAATCCGTCGAACCGTAATAAAACAACGCAATATCTTCGGGTCGTTCACCTTCCTTTACGGTATAGGGCAAGAAAAGATACGGGTTATTAGAAATACTTCGCATGAAATTATTTCTTCGCGTAATATCTTTTACCAATCTACCTTGATAATTAATCGTTGGAAATGGAGCAAAGTATTTCGTCATGTCTTATCCTGTGTTCTCTATGTTCTCGCCCGAAGGTTCTTGTTCAGCCTGTGGCTCGGTTTGTATTGCGTCTGGGTAATCTTCTTTCGTGTGAATACTCAATTCATTAAACGTAATACTGAGTGTGACTGCCACAGGTTTACCACCCTTTAAAATACTGACCTGACCACCAGCACCATAATCTACTGTTACATTTGAAATCATACAAGGCTTGAATCGTTGCCAGTGTGAAGGATCAACGCCAAGGAGCTCAATAAAAACAACCGATGGGTAATTAAGTAGAGCTCTATTCACATCACCCAGACCATCAATACTACCATACGAAGGTAAAATATTCTGTCGAATGAGTGTTATGATATTTTTAATGCCTTCAGAATCTTGTTCGTTTTCTGGGAATAGTTCCCATTGCATTGTATAACTTTTTAAGTCAACACCCTCAAATGCAAGTGTCTCATTTGGGTTGACTGCTGCACCACCGGCTGCACTCATTGCACGACCGATATCACCTGAATAATTTTGCATGAGGTATGTGAGAATTTGAGAGACATTTTGGCCACTCATATTCAGCGTATTCATTAAGTCTTTTTTGACTTTATCAGGATTGGAGTTTAGATTTTCACCAATACTTTTTAATTTAGAGAGTACACCCGTACCTGCACCAACCGCATCTTTAACAGCACCAGCAGCAGCACTACCAGCACCAGCAATTGTACCACCTAACGCACTAGCAGCAAATGATGAAAGCCTTTCTGCTGCAAAACTTCTTTCAAAGCCATTCACCTTAATACCATTTTGATCTGATAACTGTTTAGGGAAAGGCAATTCAATTGATTGATTATTAACGACATCAGGTCCAGATGATTGGTTTAAACTCTGGTAAATGCCACTTGTGAGCGTGGAATAAGACCCAGACCCGGTAGTCTGTGCGTAATCGTATTCTTTGAATAAAAGTAAAACGCCGTGTGGATATGGTGTACTCGGAAAAGAAAGCAGAGAGTTCTTTTTCTTCTGCCTCTCTGCTAACTGAGGACGATTAAATTTGGCCATTTATAACCACCTGTTTTGAATAAATACAATAGCTACCTATCAGTTTATTTATATGAAAATGCGAAGAGAGACACAATGGCGTATAGTGGGAAATTTAGACCTAAAAATCCACAAAAATACAAGGGAGATCCTACCACTATTATTTATAGATCTTTGTGGGAATTTAAGTTTTTTAGGCACGTAGATGTCAATCCAGATGTAATTTGGTGGCAATCTGAAGAAGTNATCGTACCTTATAGGTCACCAATCGATAGTAGAATACATAGATACTTTCCAGATGTGATTGTTCATGCAAAAAGAAAAGATGGCTCTAAGGGAACTACAATGATTGAAATAAAGCCATATAAACAAACGCTTCCACCAGACCCAAGGAAGAAAAATGCAACAAAAACTGGTAGAGTATCACGACGATATTTAAACGAGGTTAAGACATGGGGCATCAATGATGCAAAATGGAAGGCCGCAAGAAATTATTGTGCTGATAGAGGCTGGGACTTTATCATCATGACGGAAAAAGAATTAGGGGTATAAATTGGCAGCACAGATCTTTGATCAGGTTCTAGCAAAAGGTATTCGTGCAGGTAATGTACCAGCTCGTACTGCCAAAGCAAGAGAGTGGTATCGAAATCAGGCAAAGGCTATGGCCAAGTCTGGTGCTAAGAGTGGCGTCACTGGTGAGAATGTTCTTAAGCAATCAAAGAGCACAATGACTGGTACACCAAGAATGGGCAATATGTACCTATTCGAATATGATGCCAAGCATAAAGACAAACTACCTTACTGGGATAGATTCCCACTCATTTTCCCAATAAATAAAGCAAAGGGTGGTTTTATGGGCATTAATGTTCATTATCTACCACCAATACTTCGTGCAAGGTTAATGGATGCGTTGTACGGAACACTTACAAATAAAAAGTATGATGAAACAACAAGACTACAAATATCATACGAATTATTAAACAGTGCATCAAAATTTAAAGAATTTAAACCTTGTATCAAACACTATTTAAATTCTCAAATGCGATCTAGGTTCGCTTATATTAGTCCCAGTGAATGGGACATTGCCTTATTCTTACCAATGGCCAAATTTGTCGGGGCATCGAAACAGAAAGTCTATGCCGACTCAAGAAAAATTATCAGGGGATAAAAATGCCGTTCGACATTACTCAATTCAAATCAGCAATGAATCGATTCGGTGGNCCGGCTCGTTCTTCCCTATTCGAAGTTACAGTCACACCATATAAGGATGGTTCTTTAGGTACCAATAGCGCTTTTGGAACCCGAGAATTTTCATTCTTCTGTAAGACCGTAAACGTGCCCGGCATCATTTTCAATACTGCAGAGAATACTCAGGTAGGTCAGTTGCCCACAGCGATGCCAACAGGTATCTCAGCAAGACCACTTGAGACCATTTTCATGTGTGATTCAGATCACCAGGTATTGTCATTTTTTCATCGATGGGCACAGAACGTGATGAATTATGGTACAAGAGGTGGACCATTTGCTCAGATCGATAATAAATTACCTTTTGAAATAGGTTATCGTGATGAATATGCTTGTCGTGTGACTGTGAGACATTACAGTACAGAAAGCTTTTCAAACAAATATTATGAGGTGATCTTAGATAAGTGTTACCCAACCATTGTCGGCGACCTCGATCTATCGTGGGAAAATAACGACAGCTATCTCACGCTACCAGTCTCGTTTAATTATAAGAGAATCGAATACTCTGGTGAAAAGTCTGGATCGCCCACATCTCGTTTAAATCGTGGTACTGGCCTACTTGATATTCTCGGTGCAGTCGCGGGATTCGCAGATGTCGTGCGACAGACAACTAGAGGTGGAAAACCAACATCAATTCAAGATGCTGTAAACAGGGTGACAAGAGTTACAAATTCATTTGATAATATTAGCAATACGCTAGGAATTTAAATTATTAGGAGTATATTATGGCTTTGCCAAAAATCGACTTACCGATTTCTGAAATGGAGTTGCCATCAACTGGCAAGAAAATAAAATATAGACCATTTACGGTTAAGGAAGAAAAGATTCTACTGGTTGCGCAAGAATCAGAAGATCCAGAACAGGAATTACTTGCAGCAAGACAGATAGTAAATAATTGTCTGATTGATTGTGATGTTTCCACTCTGGCAATGTTCGACTTGGAATATGTGCTTTTACAGTTACGATCTAGGTCAGTAGATAATAATGTATCGTTTACAATCACTGATCCTGATACGGAAGAAACGGTGGTATTAGATCTTGACATTACAGCAGTAAAGGTGACAAAGGATGATCGTCACTCGAACGAGGTAAGGGTCAATGATGAATATGTTTTGTTTTTAAAGTATCCGACCATTGATGAGTTTGCACAGATTATTAAATTAAATCCAAAGGATCCACTTGTAAATTATTATATCATGGTTGCTTGTTTGGAAAAGGTTGCTTCGGAAGATGAGATTCACGATTTTAGTGAATACACACAAGAAGAAATTGATGCGTTTATGGAAGAAATGCCAGGTGAAGTAATTAAGGGTGTTCAATTATTTTTTGAGACTATGCCCAAATTACGTCACGAGATGAAATATAAGAATAAGAACGGTGATGATAAGACATTCGTTGTGGAGGGTATGCGCAGTTTTTTTTCCTAATGCTGTGCCATATTAGTCTTGGCGATTTTTATCAAATGGTGTTCGCCTTGGCACAGCATCATAAATATTCGATATCGGATGTTGAAGGGATGGTCCCTTACGAAAGGGATTTATATTTTCAAATGTTAATTAACTACATTGAGAAGCAGAAGGAAGGCAATTAATGAAACTTGAACAGCAATTCGAAAACCCACACTCTACCAAGGTTGCCCTGCTCGCGCGAGATATTCGTAAGACGAAAAAGGCTAACGCAAAGAAAGAGTATCTTAAGATGCGCATTTCAATGTTGAAAATTGAGCGGGACAATCCTAATAATGATGACTATGATTCTCAATGGTACAATAGACTCATACAAGAACTAGAATGGGCTGAAAGTATACTTCTCAGTGATGAATACCCTAAGACTAGTAATTGTTTTATGGAGAACGAAATAAATGGCTGAATTATCGGCTGAAACAGAAGCCATTATCGACCGACTTAAAGCTGAAGGTAAGTTATTAAGGAATACCGGTTCAAATTCAATTCGATCTGTGAAGGTTGAATTAGCAAAATTTGAAGGTATCTTTAATACTATATCAAACAATATCGCTGCACAGACCGATACAATGAGAGCATCAATGGGTGCTCAAGCTGATATCGCAGAAAGGCAACGAGAAGCTGCGGCTCGAGAAAAGGCATTCGATGATTTAGAGGCAGATTCTGAATCTGCAGAATTAAAAGCCTTACGTGAGAAGGTAGAGACGCAGAAGCTTAAGAATGATTTGGCATCAGAAAAAGATAAAGCCAAAGGTGATGGACTCTTTAAGAAGTTAAGTGGTCTTGGTGGTCTCAAAATACTTGGTGGTGGTCTTTTAGGTGTCGGTGCTCTCGCAGTAGGATATGGATATCTGAATTCGAAAACCGACGGTGGCTTGGATAACATGGTGATTGCCATTAGAGATACTGGCTGGAAAAAGATATCCAACGCCTTGAATATGATTGCAGAAAAGACGCCATTAATTCTGACCCAAATGGAAGATGCATTAAAACCAGAAAATTTAGAGAATCTAGCAAAGGCAGCAGGTGCAGCTGCAGTTGCCGGTCTTGGAATTGGTGCTTTAGCCAAATTGGGACCGAGCATTATTGAGGCTCTCACTGCAGGATATTTGGTCAATGAAGTAAGAAAGGCCAAAACGGGAACACCCGGGCCTGTGGTTGCTCCAGATGATGATCCTGATAAAAAGACGAAAGGAGGACTGAGACGTCCGACTCTCAAAAGTTTTACTGTTGCCGGACTCGCTACATATGCATTATCTGCACTGATGCCAAAAATTGGTGATTATATTCGTGGCAATATTATGGGTATGACACCGACTGAAATTGCAAATAAGAAGTATGACGCTGTAGATTTTGGTGGTACAGTATTAAAATACGCTACGATTGGTGCAATGTTTGGGCCAAAGGGTGCTCTTATTGGTGCAGGTGTTGGTGCAGCAATTGGTATTGGTGAAAAGATTGTCGATGTCATCCGCGATGATTTATATGATGAAGGTGCTATCACAAATAGAATGGAAGATGCACTTGAAGAAGTGAATCGTTTGAAGACTGATGCAGAAGATAAATTGACTGCNATGATTGCAGAACGCGAAACATTATCTAAGAATCTTACCGAGGCTCAGCTTGAAAATATCGGCCTTGGAAATGATGCAATTCAGGCTCAGAGGGATATCGTAGAAGCAGAAAAGGCAGCAATTAAGAAAGCTGCAACAGAGGCAGCACAAAATTCTGCAAGAGAAATTCAGGCAGAGATTGATGAATTGACAGATAAAGAATTTAGAGCTCAAAGGAAAAAGGCAAATCCTAGAGGTGTAGGTGAGAGCGACACAGCCTATCAAAGAGCAAAGGCC